AAAGGCAGGTATGGCGCGCATATGGTTCACCTTCGCAAGCCGCTGCTTGAATGGGCTGGCAACGACCTCATCAAGATTGATATGAAGCTGAAGCTGAATTCTGCTTGGTGCGGGGACCCGCTGCCTATCCTAGACCTATGGCACTGGTTCCACGAACAGGCACTTGCCGCGCCACTGATAATCGGTGGGAAGCCAATGGCTCCTGACCTATCGCTTTTCGTCATCACGGAATTGAAGGAGAACCATAAGCACTGGCTGGCTGGGGGTCAGCTGATAGCTGTCGAGCTGGACGTTCACTTTGAGGAGTACATACCGTTCGCTGACATGGGTGGCGTGGCATTGCAAGGAGGCATACCAGGATTCACTGACCTAGTGTTCTGATGCTTATATCGAATTCAATATAACCATATGGCTGTTACCCAACCAATACTCCCAGAGAAGGCTGGCTCCAACTATGCCAGCTTGGGTGCTAACTGGCGGCTACAGTTCCTACAGCCCGATGGCGTGCCTCTCACGATGTCAGGCTTGGAACAGATCGACTTCGGGGCAATCAGCTACAAGGAGATATTCCAGAACGTCAAAACCATCCTAGCTACGCCGCTGTATTCGGCAATGCTGGAACGTACCCTAGGCTTGGATAACACCATCGTGGACCGTCCTATCAATGACGCGGCAGCTGCTACCGTGGCAATTCTGGATGCCGTGACCAGCTGGGAGCCGCGTGCCCAGATAATGAACCTGAGTTTCGAAGCTGACGCTATCAACGGTCATCTGGTTGTCATCCTACAACTCAACGTCCTAAACGTCATCTACAAGAGCAACACGCCTTACATGACAAGCAGCGTGTTCCCAGCACCTTTGCGCGTAGTCCAAGGACTGCCGCCACCGCCACCGTTGGCTACGGGTCCTGTTGGGCCTACGGGTCCTGTTGGGCCTACGGGGCAGCGTGGCAGTTTGTGGTTCACTTCCGTGGGAGCGCCACCAGCTGGTCCGCTGACACCTATGTCCGCCCAGCCATCGAGCGGTCAGGGTCCAGCGGGTCCAGCTGGTCAGCAGGGGCAGCGTGGCTTTGTCTGGCTACAAGGTTCGGGAGCGCCAGTCACCCCGCAAAACCTTGATATGTATCTGGACACTTCCAATGGCGACGTTTGGCAGTATGATGGGTCAGCTATGACGTGGCGACGAACTGGAACGAAACATGAGCAACCATGAGCCAATGGACCAAAGTAGGCAACATAATGGGACCCCCAGGTCAGGCAGGTGGGACCGTCTACGTGCTAGTCACTGGCGAGATACCTTCGGGCCTTATCAATGGGGTCAATACCATCTTTACGGCATCTGCCAACTTCCATGCGTCATCCCTACAAGTATATCTGAATGGCTTAAGGACCCAAGAACTCACCGAGTGGACTATTCCCACGGGGGTGTTCAACCAATTCCAAATGACTTATCCACCCATGACAGGTGACACAATCCAAATCGACTACATAGAACTATAGGCTTATGGCTAAAACACAGATACGCGGCGGCTCGACAACCACCCAGTCACAAATCCAAGACGCTACCGTATTTGACCTACAGATCGCAGCGGCAGCGGGTATCGCTACTTCCAAGCTGGCCCAAGGCAGTCTGTTCATGCTTAGCACTGGCGCTACGATGAGTGGTCCTCTTAACATGGGCAGCGGTACTCCTACTGTGCCAGCAGGGATGCAACCTATCCAGCAGGTGCTCGACCCTGTTAACAACCAAGACGCGGCCACCAAGAACTACGTGGACACGCGCCTAGCCGCTGGTGGCGGGGCAGCTGCTACTGCCCGTGGCGCGAGCGTAGCCAACCTGACTCTCTCTGGCGTCCAGACCATTGACGGAGTGACCTACGTCGCGGGACAAGCCATACTCGTCAAAGACCAGACTACGCCATCGGCCAACGGCTTGTACGTGGTAGCATCGGGTGTTTGGACGCGGCATACGGCCATGAACACGTGGGCGCAGGTCCCAGGCATGATTATCTCCGTGGAAGAAGGCACCCAGAATCACGATACCGTTTGGCTGTCAACGGCAGACGTAGGCGGCACGCTAGGCACGACACCTATCACGTTCGTCCAGATGCCAGGACCCAGCGACATACTGGCTGGCGCTGGCTTGCAGCGGTCAGGGCAAACGATGAACGTGGTGGCAGCTGACACTTCGATTTCGCTTACAGGCTCAGCCCCGAACAACAATGGTACGATCGCGGTCAAGCTGGATCCAGCGCGAGCTGTCACGGTGGTAGCGGCTGGTATAGGCGTGAACATTGATACGTCCACAATGCAATTCATAAGCAATCAGGTGGGCGTCAAATCGAATCTCTTTCTGGCCGCGAGTAACACGATCATACGCGAAGCCCCGTCTGGGACTATCAATGGAAGCAACGTGACTTTCACCTTGGCTGGCGCTCCCAGTCCCGCGAATACCGAGCAAATCTTTCTCAACGGCTTGTTACAGAACGTGGGAGCCGGCAACGATTACACGATCAGCGGTGCCACTATCACCTTCACGTCCGCGCCACCCACGGGCAGCGTCATCCTAGTCAACTACTGGAACCGCAGCCTCAGCCCAACCTAAGATGCTTATATTGAATTCGATATAACCATGGGAAAAACCAACATAACAGGCTTGCAGATTGCAGATGCCACCGTTCAGCGGCAGGACATAGACACCGTCACCACTGGCAAGGCATTGATAACCAAGATCGTCCAAGGCAGCGGCATTAGCATCTCTTCCACGGGTGTTGATTCGGGCACTGGCGACGTAACAGTGACCGCACCGCACTTGGCGGGTGACTACACGCCAGCCCAGATAGGTGCGGAGCCAGCCCTAGGCAACCCATCGACTAGCGGCTGGATATTGAGTTCAACCAGCGGTGGGGTCCGAAGCTGGATAGCGCCACCTGCCGCCCCAGTGACGAGCGTATTCGGCAGGACAGGTCCTGTAGTCGCCCAAGCCAGCGATTACACGCCAGCGTTCATAGGAGCCGAACCAGCGCTCGGTAATCCAAGTGCCAATGGTTACGTGCTCTCATCAACAGTTGCTGGCGTGCGGTCATGGGTGGCACAAAGCGGTGGTGGTGGAGGCGCACCAGGTGGCAGCACCAAGGATTTTCAATGGAACAATGCTGGTGCATTTGCTGGCGGCAGCGGACTAACGAACGAAGGCGCGGGTGTCATCCAGTTGAGTCTGAGCCAGAACGCGCTGACCCAGTATCTGGCGCAAAACGTTAATGCTGGTGCGTCCGCTCAGGCGACGTTCATCAGCAAGAACGGCACGTATCAGGCAAACTACGGCATTACAGGCACAGGGCTGAGTGCTGCGGGCGACATCACGGCGAATGCCGCCTACCTCTACACGGATGCGCCGACGTTGCTGCTGATAACCAACAATGCCAGCGGCGTAATCAAGTTCGCTCCTGGCAACACTCTGGCATCGAGTGCTTGGCTGTATCCCAGCGGTGGCTTGAGCGTGGGAGCGAACATTGACGCTGGTGCAGGCTACGTGAACGCGAACACTGGCCTCAAGATTGGCGGGGCAAACATCTTCCCTGTGCCTGTTGCCAGTGGCGGGACAGGGACCACGCTAGGCGCGGAGCCGCCGCTTGGAAGCCCGCCAGTGAGCGGCTACATCCTGTCGTCAACCACAGCGGGAGCCAGATCGTGGGTTGCAATGGCTGGTGGCGGCAACGTCAGCAACGTGGGCACACCTGCCAGCGGTCAGATGGCTCAATGGACGGGTACTACCACCATTCAAGGCATAGGGACCACGGGTAGCGGCAACGCGGTGCTGGCTACGTCGCCCACGATCACCACGCCAACTATTGCGGCACTGGCAAATCTGACCAGTAATGGCTTCGTCAAAACAAGTGGCGGCATCGGCACGTTGAGCGTTGATACGTCCACATATCTTACCGCCAATCAGACGGTCACGCTCTCGGGCGACATTACTGGCAGCGGCACGACTTCCATAGCCACGACTTACAACAACGCTGTGCCCACCGCTAAGGGTGGCGTCCCAAGTGCAGGCACGGCAGGCTACGGTTTATACAAGAACACAGCCACCAACTACGATTACAGTTGGAAACAGCCAGCGTCCTATCAAGGGGCAGAACTGGCTCTCACCGCTGGCACCATCAGCACAACAGGCGTTCACGCTGGCATGGCAGGCAGCATCACGCCCACGGTCACAGGCCGAGTATTAGTGATCGTGGCTGGTTATATGTATTCGAGCGTCGCTGGCCAATCAGCTGGTATTTTAACTAACATGAGATATGGCACTGGAAGCGCGCCAGCGCACGGTGCCGCGCCCACTGGAACGGCTGCTCCTAGCAGCGTCGCGCCAATTGGCACTTCATCCGCCTCCAATGCTTTTGTGCCCTTCTCACTACAGGTAGTGATTACAGGGCTAACTGTTGGAACGACCTATTGGCTTGACGTTATTTATGTCTCTGGGATCGCCACTTCCACCGCTAAATTGGGGAACCATGCCATGACCATAGTTGAATTCTAAGAAAGGCAAAAACCAATGACAACCATAGACATAGAAATCATCGACGAACGAATCAAGACCGTGCGCATCGAGCAAGCTACTCTACAGCAAAACTTCGATGCTATGGTCGCCCGATTCGCTACCCAAACCGAAGAACACAACAAGCAGCTGGTGGCAGGGCAGCAACGGTTCCAGCAACTCGCTGGGATGCTTGCCGAACTGGGCTACCTGCGGGAGCAGCTGCTCGCAGTCAAAGGCGACAATGGCGAGCCACCCAAGCTGGTAGACGTCAAGAGCAGACTTAAGAAGTGAAACCATACAGTCCCAGTGCTTACGCCTTGGCGATAGTCATCGCGCTGTTCGCGGTGCTTACGGTCCTAGCGTTGGTTTACTGCGGCATCGTAGACTGGTGATGATTACCTTACTGACAATAGTCATACCGCAAGGCACCGATCATCTGCCTATCTGGCCCAATCGGGTGTTTAACGTGGTGTCCTGTATCGCGCTTTGGATGCTGGCATTGTTTATTAGCTACTGTCGAGCGCACCCAACCACGTTCAGCTTTCACGATTGGCGGAAGGATGACAGGCCGCGTTTCATGGCTGGCATCGTCATCACGATTCTACTGGTCGTGCTTAAAGCCACTTCAAACGCGGTCGATGACATCTTGAAACTGCTAGGCTTCGAAGTCAGCAACACTTCGGGTGTGGCATACGGCTTTGCCATAGCTACTATCCTCATGGGCTTCCAACGCATCCGAAAGAACCACAAACCAAAGGAATGACCAACAAGCGTCACATAGGCAGTCGCGGCTTGGCGCTGGTAAAGCATTTCGAGAGTTGTCGTTTGCACGCCTACAAAGACCCCGTGGGCATCTGGACGATTGGCTGGGGGCATACTGGCCTAAAGCACAATGACGGTACTGTCCACAAGGGCAGGAAGATCGGTGAGGATGAAGCGCACCAGCTACTCTCACACGATATGCGTCATTTCTGCCAGCGGGTGGAAAGCCTAATCACGGTCCCGCTTACTGATGACCAGTTTGACGCGCTGGTCAGCTTCGACTTTAACACGGGTAGCCTTGCCAAGTCCACGCTTCGCCAAAAGCTGAACGCGGGTGACTACGAAGGCGCAGCCATGGAGTTTCCCAAGTGGAATAAAGCTGGCGGCAAGGTCCTGCGCGGACTGACTCGCAGACGCCAGTCAGAGCAAAACTTGTTTCTCGGAAAGGAGAACTACATCATACCAGCATGAGCAACGGATTAGACTTATCGCCACCGATCATCCAGCCGCCACCGTGGGTGCAGATCGTGCCCCAGTATGGCGTAGACCTAGTGCCTGACT